CTCTTTTTACCTTCTTTTTGAATATCTTTATATTTCTGTTTACCTTTTTCAGATTTCTTTGTAACAATCTCTTTGTCAATTCTTTCCATGTAATAGACACCGAATTCTTTTACTAGTTTCTTAGTATCAGAAATTCCAGCACCAGAACGAATCTTCGTATTAAAAAATACTTTCATTAGGGTTGCAAGTCCGAACTTACTTTTATCTTTACCTAAATCATTTAGGAATTTTGCAGACTTCTTAACTGAACCTTTAATCTGGTTTATTTTATTTTCAAGTGTTTTAGTTTCACTTGTCGTAAACATAGCTGCATTTGCAGTTTTTACATACGCATCATCAAACCAAACATTTTTGGTTTTAGTAAATATATTTGAATCTACACCAAACTGTGCAGATAATGATTCAATAGTGTTTCCTGTATACTTTGTGTGCCATACCACTCCCATACTTGCTCTTCTCATTTGAGATGCAAGATCGGAATCTTCGGGTACAGCATAGGTGATAGTATTTGGCCCAAATGTTAGATAACTATTACCATCAATAGTTTTCTTTTTTAAATCGCCTTTAGAAAACATTATATCGCCCTGATAGATACCTTTCATCCCGAGCTCGGGCAGATATTTCATAGCCACTTTTAATTTATCTGAAGGCCCGCCTGAACCATGATTAGCATCAATGTCTGCTACTGTATAATTTATTTTGGGGGTCTTATTAAAAAGTGATTTCGTAGCTATGAAAAACTTTCCGTTCTCTGGATTGATACCAGCAAAAATTGCTGGGGCTCCATCCCACTTCACGGTGATACTAGTTTTACTTTTCCCACCAGATAACATATCCTTTAGGGAATTTAAAAACTGTATCGCCTCTTTCGCACCATTAGAACCCTTGTTGATGATTTCATCTTCAAGGTGTTCCATGTGCGTATTTTTACCTTCATTTAATAACTCTTTGAATTTTAGCATTAGTCAAGTACACCACTATATTGCATTTTTAACATTGAGTATTGACCTAACCTTCCTTGAGCGCCTGGTTTCTTTTCTTTACGAACACCAGAATCACTACGGATTGTCATCTTCAATGTTTTCTTATCTAGAGGTGTATAAATGTCAATCAAATATTCTTGAACTGACTTTGGATTTAAATAAGCATGAAACTTTGTAGTTAATGGCAATAGGTCTGCAATATCATCACCCTTTTGCTCTGCGGTAGTTCCTACTGCTTTAACCAAAACCAAAGGAACTTCATCTTTCTTTCCACCTTTTCTTTGGATGTTAAAAGTTGTTGCAACCCATTCTTTAAATTCATCAACCTTCAAATCGTTAACGATTTCGCAAAAATGTTCTCTTGCAATTTTCAACATTTTTGTATAAAGAACATTTGCTTCAGTTTCATTCTCCAAATAATAATCTACATATAATTGAGTTACTTCGTTCTTAACACCCTTACTGTAGTAATTAGATTTCTTTGCAATATCAGTTACGCCTGGAATCTTGGAATAAACCTTAGTCCACCATTCATTATACAATGGTTCTAAATCATATCCTAGATTTTTATATTGAGTTCCAACATAAGTATTTTTTAATGGTTCTTTAGATTTCTTTGTTCCTGCTTTTAAACTAACACCAAGCTTAGTACCATCCTTGAAAAATACAAAAATATCTCCAGCATGGGTCTTAGGAATTCCAGCAGGTTTTGCACGATAACCCCAAACAACATTTTTAATTTTATGTTGTTTATCTAAATCATATAACCATTCCGTAATACCTAATGCATTTTCAATTTTAGTTTTTGAAAACTTTACATCCATAGTAGGAATTTTAGCAACTACTAATTTAGCAGCTGGTAAATCCATTTTAGGGAAAGAGCCTAATACCTTACCATCCTTAAAACTCATCTTGTATAAAAACTTCTTAAAATCCTCAACAGATGTTGGATGATACTTTTTATTAAACGCCAATGCTGGTAACAATTCTGTGAGAGATGCATTTAATGTTGTATCAACCCTTTTCTCTAAGAGAACTAAATCTAAATCCTCATTTAACCATTGACTAAACCTTTTCATTTTCTATTCCTTTGGATATTTGTTTTTTATTTCAGTTCGTTTTGACTGAAGCTCTGTAAGTGTATCACCACCATCTAATAGAGCATGAATACAATCTTGTAATGAAGGATACTCTGCTTCTCTTTTCCTAGCATAATCCTGTGCATCATAGGCAGCAATTTGATTTGTGAGTTCTGCATTATACTCCGCCCATGTTGGAAGTCCTGCTGGAGTTCCATAAGTAGCAATTCCATTTTCTTCACCAACAATCCATTTAATATTATTATATTGTTCTTCGGTTGTTACATCGCCATCTGTAAAAAATACCAGATCGGGTGCTATATTTTTTAATACTTTTTCAAGATACATATTAAGCTCCTATCTCCATGACAATTAAATTAACTCTTGGGTTTGAACTATTGGCGCCAGGATTGATACCTACGGTATGTCCATCTTGTGATCTAATGAAAAGAGTATATGAACATTGATTCGTTGTCGCTGGTTCGTGAAGTAAATTAATTGATAATGATGGCGTTGAATCAACATGGCGATTATACATATAACCCCAACTTCCACCAGCTAAGTTCGCAACATTATTATAATATACCATTACAACAGTCGAAAAGTTATCACCTAACTGACCACCCGAAGCCATAAATAACATTTTACTAGTATTTGATGTTGGTGTAATATCAACTTGGTAATTAGTTTGTACTGGACTTGTTGAAGATGTAAGTTGTTGCTGTGTACCAGTATATTGTACAACTTGTAATAATTTGCCACTTGCACCACTAGCAGCCCATTGAGGAACTTCACCAGTTGATACTAAAGATTGTCCAGCACTACCAATAGGTAATTTTTGATAATCCGTACCATCATAATATAAAAGATCACCTTCCGTTGTTAAACGGTCTGGGCCTTCGATATCAAAATCTTCGTTTTCTGAATAAAGTTCATTAATCTCTTTATCAGGATGTCCATGTATTGCCAAAAATTCTTGCCATTTATTATGAGGCGGATTAAAATTTGCACCGTCATCTGGATCAAGAGTTGGATGTGGATTAGGATTATGAATATCAACTTTAAATTGTGCTTTCAAAGCTGTTTCATCTGGAAAAACAGATGTTATTAAAAGAGTCTTAACACCAGTAGGCACTATTCCCTTTTTTCTTTTCTTGTGTTTCTTCTTTCCACCTTCAACGGAAATCTTGTGGTTATCCCCAACCCAAAGGGAATTATCGGAAAGAAATAAATGCCTAATTTTATATTCGGCACTTCCGAAATCATAAGCCGCATTGGTGTCTGGTATAACATGACCATTCATCTTAAATGATGATGCACCTACTTTTTGTAATGCCATTTTGATCTATCCCTTCTAATATAGTATTATACTATTTATAATACTTTTGTCAATTATAGTTCTGTTTTATCAAAAATTCGGGTAATTTCCACTCTAGAGCATCTTTATCAACTGAATAATGACCTAATGCCCCACAAAAATTACAATATTCTATACCAACATCATAGTCTAATGTAGTAGTATTTGCTTTATGTTCACAAAGTTTTTTCAATACTGGTGCTTCATCAATTTCCTTATCATTACCGAACCAGCCCTTAGAAATCGTTAAATCTTGCATTGAATCCCCCTTATGTTATATAGGTATTTATAATATTTCAAAACTTCCAATCTGCATAGTCTCCAGCACCTCTTTTTTGAGGCTTTACCGTAAATGTATAAGGATTTGAGCTAGTATTAGCATCTGTTTGTTTATCATAATACTTATTGCTTCCATCATTAGCTAGTACTGGTTGGTCATCTTCTTCAATATCACTTAGCTTCATTTTCTTTTTATTCACATTTACCAAGAATTTAGAATTCATAGAAATATCACTATATCTATTTTTCAACTGCTTGAACAATATTTGATTATTATTACCATTAGCATCATCTTTTGCAATAATCGCAAGCATCAAATCTGCTGTTGCTGGTAATCCAAAACTTTCAGACGTATTAGATAAATCAGGATCGGAGCTTGTATAACCTTCCCGATTTAATTGTGAACTTGTAATGATAGGAACATTACACTCTACTGCTAGGCCACGCACTTCTTCCGCAATCGACTTAATATAAATGTAAGTATTCATATTTGCAGCCCACTTGACTCTACTTGAAGAACAAATATTCAAGTAATCCAAAACAATAACTTGTGGCGTAAAATCTTTTTTGATTTTTAATTCACGAATCAATGCTCGAAAATTTCCAACATGAGCTCCCGCTGTTGGATATTCTTTGATAACTAATTTACCAATCTTTAAACTGTCCAATCTTTTTTCAAACTCTGGTTTTTGCATCCTCGCTAATTCATACATTTCAACATCAAACAAATTAGCATCAATTCTTTCTGCAATACGTTCCTCTGCCATCTCCATAGTAATATATAAAACATCCAATCCTTGTTTTAAATATTGACTTGCTAAATGAGTTTTTACCAATGTCTTACCGACACCAGTTCCGCCTAAAACAACTGTAAGAGTTTTTGGTGAGATACCACCATTTGTAATTTTATCAAGCATTGACATCTTAAATGGAATCTTAGTTTCTTTCTGGTGATAGAATTCCCATCTATCTTTTCCATCTTCCAAATAATTATGTCCGATACTTTTATCTAATGAAACTGCTAATGCTTCTGTAAGAATTTCTGGAATGACATCTTTCGAGGATTTCTTATCTTTACCTTCCAAGATAGAAATACTTTGCACGATACCATTATATACTGCTTGGTCTTTTGCCCACTTTTCTGTTTCTTGTGTTAACCATTTTTCATCATCAGTTTTCTTTTCTAACTTATCAAGAATTTTATTACAATTATTAAACTGTAATTCATTCAAGTCATCCCGATTATTTAACTTAACTGATATTGTTTCCTTTGTTGGAGCTTTATTAAACTCCGAAATATGTTTTTGTATTTCTATAAAGATTTGCTTTTCAGAAATATCTTTAAAATAATCAGGTTGTAAAAAGACACCAACAATACTAGCATAAGTTTCATTATATATTAGATTCTCTAGAATCAATGTTTCAGTTCGCATCTTATCCTTTCTTTAAAGCGTTCATCACTATTGTCTTTGCTTTTCCCCTATCTACCTCTAAGAATGGTTTATATTTCTTTGCAAGATGACTATGATCCTTCCAAATAGGATCATCTAATTTCCTATCAACATATTTTACATAATCTAAAATCATGTCAAAAACACAAAATGTTTCAAGTGAAATTGTTTTAGATAAGCACATCTTTAAAATTACTGGATGATTAATCCCATCAACTTTAAATATATAATTAAAGTCAACATCATACTTATCCATATATTTGTTAATCGGATTTACATCTTGCTCCAAATGAAAATAAAAATTATTCATTCTAGAAATATAATCCTCATAAACATCACTATCAAAATGTGATGGGTACATTAGATTATTAGTAAACTGCGAAAGATAGAAAAAAATTAAAGACTCTTTATTTTTAAACCTATTGCCTATATCTTTAAATACTTTCCTTTGCATGGAAAAATTACCATGATACTCATGCTTACGGAAACTTTTTTCCATAGCATCTATTCCGCTAAAATTTAATTTACCATTGTATTTAAAATAATCATAGTTGCGTGCTTCGTGTCTAAAATGTGCATACAAACCCTGATAGGTGTACCACGCTTCATATGTTTTTTGTATATCACTATCACGCATCTGCATCATTTTGTAAGTACTGTCCTTAAATAATCAATTAAATGATTTGTTTCTGTTACTGCAAGTTCATCAACATTATTATAGGATAACAAATAAACTCCCCCCATAATAATTACGCCAATTAACATCCATAAAACTCTTAAACATACTCTATGACTCATCCAACTCATTTTCAGAATCTCCTTTTTTACTGCCATAATTAAACTCTTGAAATACAGCATCTTCAAGTTGTTTCATTATGTCATCAGTAAAGTATTTTTCTGGATTCTTGATAATTGCTTTTTCAAAAACTTTCGTTCCATCTGGCATTTCAAATCTTGTGGAAACCTTTTTGAATATTTCGTATTTCTCTGCAATCTCAACCAACCCAAAATATTTATCCAAACCAGTTTGGTAGTCAAGCATTGTTTCGATAACTGATTCTTCTTTTGTAAATCGCCCCTTGACTAATTTACATTTAATTATATTACCCATCACTTCAGTACCTTCTTTGACTTTACGTTTCCCCAAAGTAACAATAACTGAAGCTGCATATTTAATTCCACCACCACCAGAGATTTCTTTTGATGGGAACATACTCCCAACTTTATCGTAAGTATGATTCGTAATAATCAATGGAATATTTTTACTGGATAATTTTATAGCAAGAGTTCTGAATGTTCCCCGAACAACTGGTGCTCGTGTCATATCTCTTTTATCAGAACCACTCGCAGAATCTTCCATCTCTTTTCTTGTAGATAGATTTCCTAAAGAATCCAAGAATATCATAACCTTAGTTTCCTTTGGAATGCCATCAATAAGTTTAATACATTGTGTTCTGAATTCTTCAACCGTTGCAACTGGAAAGATGACAAACCTATCAGGGTCTAATCCTCTATCCGTAATCATATCGGATGTCAACGCACCCTCACTCTCAAAATATAAAATCAAACTATCTTTATTAGTATCCAAGAAATTCTTAGCGATTGACAATGCAAAGAATGTTTTACCTACCGACTCCGATCCTGCTAAACAAGTAATCTTATTTGATGGTACACCACCATATAACGATCCACTCAATAAAGCGTTCAACGAATAGCTTCCAGTATCCAAAAAAGTGCTGCAATCACCAAGAATCCCAGCGGATACAGCCGACGCCATATCATTATCGCTCTCCTTGATTAACTGTTTAACTAAACTATTTACTGCCATAATTAAACTCCTTTCACCCAAAAAATGATTCCAAAGTACTAATATTCTCTGACTTCCAACCAATAACATCTAATATATTTTTTATCGGTTGAAGAAACGCTTTATCAAATTGTAAATCGTAATCAATATACTTTTCCAAACCAAACTCACTTGGTAAAACCGTAGCAATAGAAATTACGTTTTCACCAAGTATGTTTGGTTCTTTCAAGTATGCAAATTTAATCTTTTCCCCATCACGAATTAATTGATATTTTTTTGTTAGGTTTTGCTCCCTTAGTTGATGGTTGTACAACAAAGTACCCCGAACATGAATCGGGGTAGCTTTGATGTAGATATCTTTTGAGGATTTATATTTACTAAGACCTTTCACCGATCTAGGAAATGCAATATCACTAAATGGTAAAGTTTTGAAAATCTCCCTATATTCCTCAATCGTTTTAATTACTGTTTGCTCATCCGTATTGATTATAGTTCGTATCAACGATTTAATGTTTTCTCTACACCAATGCGGTGTTGAACTTCTAACACTCTCAATACCCATGATCTTTAATTTAGGTTCTTTATATCTTACACCCTCAGAATCATAAACATTCAGAATATATCTTTTCTTAGCAGTCCAAATACCTTTATCTGCTATCGACTCTCTTTTCATCACCATCTTTTGTTCATATGCATTTACATACGCATACAAGTTTTGATACATTTCATCAATAAACGGTTCAATCTTATCCTGACAGATTTTGTCCAAGAAGGATATAATTTTTTCAGTCTCAAGTCCTTCTCGGCACACCACATCAACCAATGCATCAAAAGTGATATATACCGAGTCCGTATCTGATGCGATAACATAGTCCTTGTCCTCTGTTTTAAGTAAATCGTTGATGAATCTATTTATACATCTTTCAATCCATCTAATACTTAATTGGCCTGATGTAGTTACCGCTTCTGCTTGTTCTAGTGAATAATATAAGAAATATTGATTCGCCAATGCACCATAAGCACTATTTAATAGAATTTTCTTTGCCATTTGTGCATTATTATACTTTGCAATATTATTTACAACTTCTTCTTTATTTTTATAATTCCCATCCTCTAACCTCTGCTCTTCATCAAGCATTTTCCTTTTATATTTAACACGATCATCATACATCTTTTTCATTAACTTAGGAAGAAACCCCTGTTTCTTTCTAGTAAAATGCTGTCCATTGGGAGTCAACGTAACATCATAACCCTTTAAATATTTTGTATTGAATTTCTGATTCAACAATCCTTCAACGCCACCAGAGTACTTTAATAATGTTTCATCTTTTGAAACTGTTTCTGGACTAATATTATACTGCTGGATCAAATGCGGATAAAGAGAATTCAAGTCAAAACTAACAACCCATTTGTGCATACCAACTTCGGGGTCTTTTACATATCCACCTTCAATAGTTCGATTACCCGACTGTCCTTTCTTCTTATTAGGAATTGCTATATTCTGTTGTTTAAGATAATTGTAAATAATAATTTCCCAAGTTTTTACAGGAGAAAATACATCCTCAAAATTAATCTTGGATTCATAAGCTATGGTAATAACTAAATCTAATAGCTTCATCTTATCATCTAACTTTTTTACAATTTCAACATCTTTGATATTGTATTCTATAAACTTCTGATAATCAGTTTTGTATAAATCATAACCTTGCATTTCCTCATCTGTTACTTTACCCATACCCAATTCAACTTGCCCAATATAATCCAAACGATAAGATTCCCGATTTGTATAAGTGTACTTCCTATATAAATCCAAGTAATCTAAACATGATATACCAACAATCTGATAAAACATATTATCATATCCTGCTATGATTGCGTTCTTATCATAAACTCTTTTAATCGGTGAAAGATTCTTAAAATCCAGATTGAGATATTTCATTCGATTGACAATATATGGAATATCAAAAAATTTACAATTCCATCCAGTAATGATATGGGGCGGGTTTTCTTTCCACCAATCTAAAAACATATACATCAATTCATCTTCATTATGTGCTTCAAAATAATATATTCTTTTATCAGGATCATGTTTTTTATATTCACCAGTTCCCCAAACATAATATGCATCATGGATATTACTATAAACAGTAATTGCTGTAATCGGAGAATTCGCTAAACGAATATCAGGAAACCCATCATCAGAAGCAACCTCAATGTCAAGAGTATATATGCTAATCTTTGAAGCATCCCATTCTATATCTTTTGAATAAGTTTCTGAAATATATTGATAGGTGAAAGCTTTGTTTCCATAAATCGGATAATTTGTAACACCATCATATTGATCTAAAAAATCTCGACATTCTTTTATACTTGGAAATTTAAATGGGGCGAGAGGTTTACCATCTAATGTTTTAAAGGTAGCTTTGCCATCAGGACATGGAACATATAAGGTTGGCTGAAAAGGTACATATTCAGAATATTCCATACCCTTATTATCTATATCTCTAGTATAGATTTTATTGCCGACTTGGAGTATGTATGTATAAAATTTCATGTTATAGGTAGTATATCAAAAAAGAATGAATAATGCAAGTAAAACTATACACCTTTTACATGATAATATTTTGTGTTGGAGTTACAATTCCAGAGCCATACATTCTTTCATATTCTTTTTTTATTGTTTCGCTAGGTGTAGCTATTATAACCACTTGCGTTTCTTTAAGTAGATATTCTTTTTCTTCGGCATAGGGAAGCCAAGGCTGGAAAGCTATTTGCTCTTTGCTCACAGGAATCATTACAACTGGATTTTTTGCAATTATATCATCAGAGTCCAATAACTCTGTAATTAAATCTTCACCACTAATCAACTTTACTATTTTCACATTCATTTTTTATTCTCCCTCAAATCATTAATTGTGCTGTACGAATCTATATCAGATTTGTTAACAGTATTAAAACTCACGGTAATTCTTTTTCCAGATTTATTTTCTGGAACATGATGTTTCAACCAACTAGGAAATAAAACCATCATGCCATTAGCTGGTTTAAATTCTAAAAAGTTTTGAGAAAAAGAAGTTTCCTCAACTATCTGCGTACCCATCATATATTGTTCTAATGGATTTTCAAACATCAATGGAGAACTACTCGGTTCAACCATTGGAAAATATGCACCACTAACAATACTTCTTTCGTGTCTATGTGCTTCTACCCTACCACCTTTATATAATATATTAAACCAACTAGCAGAAATCATTGGTTCACACAAACCCGATTCTTTACAAAAACTTTCACAACATTGTTGTATAGTTTCCCAAAGACCAAATAATTCTTTATCATTTAGAAACCAAAGTTTTTTATTTTCAAAACTACTTTCACCATCACTTATTAAACCATGTGGCCTTTTTCCTTGATAATTTTCAATTTTATCTATTACTGTTTTTTCGTTTGGATGGTCTTTTATATTATAAACTTTTATTAATGTTGGGAAAACAGTAAGACTCTCACCCCTCATTTAATTGTCCTTCCCTTTTCATCAACAACCGAAAACTCTTTATCATCTCTCAATACTGGTTCTCTCTTTTCATCTTCTTTAGCAGGATCATTACCCAACGCCCTTTCCATCCTTCGGTCAGCCATATTACCAATAGCACCACCTATAGCACCAGCAACACTCTGTACTGCAAGATCAGCAGCAGTTGCACACCCTGTAATTAAAATACTACATAATAAAATAATCTTTATCATAATGCAAAATCATCATCATCAATTATAAATGTTCTTTTACCGTCAGCGTTTTCTCTAGCTTTAGATGTTTTTATTGAGATGTTTCCAATAGTATATTTCGCTTGCAAATCCCATTCATTCTTTTCACTAAATGGGAGTATTTTCATTTGTCGAATAGAAGTTGTAGGTTGAGCCTTTTCTGGATGAATGATCTCTAAAAGATTCCATTCATTCAAAAGATTTACAACAGTATTTCTTCGTTCAATATCACTAGAAGATAAGTTCGTAGTTTTGCCATCAAGAGCGAATAGCTCCTTGAAATGGACGATATAATACTTACCCTGTTTGTGGAGTATATGGCAAGATTGAAATAACTTCTTTTCTCGGCGTGATGCTATTCCAATGCGTGTGAGGGTTTCTTTGACTTTGAGGAAATCGTCATCTTCTTTCAGACGAACTTCTATCATGTCCTCAATAGACCATTTTACAATTTCATCATTCATTGTTCTGTTCCTTTCAAGTTCAAATCAAAAATTCTAATTAATATAGTTACATAATATAAGTATTTATAAGTTTAAGAACTGCCACCTTTGAACAACTTATTTTTGATACTTTTAATATCCTTATCAGATAAAACTGACAAGACCTCAAGACATTTTCTGTTACTAAATTTATAATACTCTTTTATGATAGCAAGAGCTTCTATTTTTTTACCTTTAATCCAATACTTCTTGGAGCGTCGCTTCTTTTCTACAGCATACCTAAAAAAATCAAAATGCATCTTATTCTTAATATCGGGATACAAATTTAATTCATTAACATATTCAATCAGGTCTGAATGATATGATATGGTTCTATTAAGTAAGAATTGTTTATAATCCTTTCTCTCAACCATACCATCATCTAAATTTTCTTTTGTAATCAAGTCATGTGCATAATCAAATGGATTCATTATTCGTCCTCATCAGGTGGCGGAGCATCCAATCTCCACTTACCCTTCTTCGCTATTAATGTTTCATCATATGGATTCCAATCAGTTCCTTTTAATTGTGAAAGAGGATTTCGTTTTCTTTTTCTCAATTTTGGATTTTCCTGTCGTGCTTTACGTTCCATATGTTGCATATGTTCATCAAGCTGTTCCATCATATAATCCTCACCAACTGGTTCTTTTGGTTCTGGGGCATCAAAGTCATCTGAATATGCTTCTCGGAAATCTGCTTCTGCAGCTAAATCTTCCAATAACTTTTTCTTTTCATCTTCCAGAAATTTCTCTTTATATTTATTCATGCGTTTACGAAATTCGTCAACACGTTTTTGTTTTTCAACTTTATCTTCTTCGGTTCGATTCTTTTCAGTTTCATTTCTTTGATTAACTATATCATCCTTTATATCAGGGGGTATTTGTTCCCACCTTCGCATCAACGTCATATTAAGATTATGAAATATTCGATTATATAAATCTTCATTCTCCAATGCAGATGCTAATGCTAACACTAAAGAAAAAGTTTTATTTAAATCTTCAACATCACCAACATAGCCGTCTTGTGATTTTTCCAAATCATGGCTAACCATATCGACAGTACCATCAGCACGAACTACCAATGCACTATCATCCATAGTTAATTTTATATACATATTTCCATGTCTATCAAATTTATTCAATTTATCCTCATTTAATTTATTTGTTTCATCTTGTTTAATCAGATCACGGGGCGTCTTTGGTTTCTTCTTTTCTTCGTCTGACATATGATCCTCTCTTTTAAATCTATGTCTTTTATTTATAAGACTAAATCGCTGCTTCCAATTAATCTTTGCCATGGAAAATCAACGTCCTTATATATCATTTCATGCGTATAATGTACCCCCAAATTGTTATCATGTCCAAAAAACGTGTAAAACGTATAATCTGGATTATTAATAAATTCTGGCATTTCTTTAATAGGAGTAAAAACTTCTTCCCTATAAACCGTATCAATGCAGATTAAATAGGGAAAAAATTGTTTTGTTCCCTCTGGTCTGATATCCACATTTTCTGTATTATTTAGTATCCATTCAGCCTTACCTTTGAATCCATCTTTAACAGATAAGATACTCATAGGACATTCTAGCGTATTGCTGATGTGAACAACCGCAGGCAACGATTGGTTGAACACAGCCACAATATGCGGATTTTTAATCTTAGAATACCTAGTCTTAATCGCAGAAACGTCTTTATAGTATTCATCATAGTAGTATGTATGCTTCATAGGTTATTTTTATGTACTAAATTTAACATCTTTGACATAATCACCATTTGTTGAGCTAGAAATTTAACCTCTGGTGATTTTGAATTATCCTGTATCATCTTATTAATTTGTCTCAACTCTTTTTGCAAAACACTCATATCATATCTTTCTGAAATCCATTCAGTCATTGTTTTAGTAATATCAAAATGAGTCTTACCCCCAAGCGTAACAGATTCATCATGGAACTTAATATAAGATTCTAGAATTTTTCTAATCAATAAAGATTTTGATACTCTTATTTGTTTTGATATTCTATGCAAAGAATTATTCATTTGATGACAAAGTTTAGCATGACCTAATCTTTGTTTCTTCCCATCCTCATAAAACTCAGCAACAAATATATCAGCATCCCTCACTCTATCTTTTTGTGGAATACCACCTTCCCCGAATTTCTTTTCTGCCATAATATCTCCTTACTCAAACTCGCACTTCTTCATTAATTCAGTTAAGCACGCAACCATGTTGATTTCCTGATCTGCAACAAAAGCAGATTTATATGTATAATCTGCTATAGTTAATACAGCATCTGGCACGGATTGTTTTTTCATTTTTAAAAACATAGAGTCATATAATTGACGATACAATCTTGCATGGTCATTATCAATATTCTGTGCTACCCATTTTCTCATTTGGGTAAAATCTTTTTTACCCAAAGCTGCAATCAATTCATCAAATGTTCTATCAGATGACGAATCTAAAACATCAGGACGAATAGTTCCCCCTACGGAATGCTTTTGTAGCTCATTCAATACCCTTCTAAAATCAGGAAAATATTTTACAACCAGTTGTGCTACAACATCTGGTTTGTATTTTATATTTTCTCCATCTAATATATTTAGAACGGATTTAGAAAACGTCTGTGCTAGTTTTGGTTTTTCTTCTTTTGGAATTTTAAAATCTACAACAGAACACCTTGAATGTAAAGCAGGAATCATTCTGTTTTCATAATTACAAGTAAATATAAAACGACAATTATTTGAAAACTGTTCAATAAAGTTTCTCATGGCGGGTTGGACAGTTTCTTTATTTAAATAATCCGCTTCATCTATAATTATAACTTTCTTGCCACCAGAAAGACTTACTGTACTTGCATAACTACTTATAGTGGTTCTTAACGTATCTATCAAACGTCCTTCATCACTACCATTAATCATCAACCAATCACATTTAAGTTGATTACATAATGCTTTTGCAACCGTAGTCTTTCCAACTCCTGATGTACCGAATAATAATAAATTCGGTAACTCCCCCGAATCAACAATAGCTTGAAATGTATCTTTTGTTGAATCAGGTAAAACACACTCATCAATAGTATCAGGACGATACTTTTCAACCCATAATATATTATCTTTCATTATTACCTCAAATCATAATATCAATAATTCCACCTTTACCAACTTCGGGAATAGATGGAGCCAATCCAGATTCAGTAGTACCTATTTGAATATTTCCAACATTTATTCCAGCACTATCTGAATTCATACTCTCAATATTTATTTGTTTATTTCCCAATGATGTAAACTCCGAAGCATTCGCCATCATGGTATCATTAACTTGTAGGTTTGTCTCCATTAGTTGCCTTATAAGTACTATCCGATTCCAATGCAATCCAATAATCTAAAGTATATTTTGTATCAGAATATTTAAAATGCGAAATACCATTTGTTATAGTTACGGTATAATCGCCTGGAATTATCTTTAAGTTATCTTTTTTAAAGATTATATTGAACTTTTCACCATCCGTTTCTCCAACTTTTACAGAATAATCATTTGAAGTATCAGACTTTTTATTTGTAGCATACAAGTAAAGACCTTTAGACTTAGGACAGGACTTTAATCCGATATCTTGTAGTTTAAGAACATTTGCTTTTTTCATAATATCTTCAAGCACATCATTCTTCAATTCAAATTGAGTATCACTATTTGGCATAGATATTTCTTTTTCAGGCGGTGTAACTACCAATGATGGTTCTGCATAAAAATATTTACCCTTGCCATTTTTATCTTCCATGATAACGCAATCATCCTTAAATTCAAACTCTGGTACATTCATTGTAGAATGAAACCCAATAAAGGTAGGTAAATCATAAATTGCAAAGTCCTTCGGGAATGATTCTTTAACTACTGCTTTGGAAAGAATGTTCTTCAATGCAGAAATAGTTTTGATTTCATTCCCTTCTTTAATTACGATTGATTGATTTATCTCCGAAAAGTTTTTTAAAACATCTATGGTTTCTTGACTAATTTTCATTATCTTTTTTCTCCTCAATAGTTGCAGTTCCAATAATTTGTTTTTGTTTTTCCGCTTCTTTCATTTCTGCTTGTTCGGTAGGTGTTGCTTTCTGATAAGCCATAGTTTGTTCTACTGGTAAATCAGGTTCAAGATGTCTATCGTATGGTTTTGTTTCAATTTTTGTTGCACCAGCTTTCATAGCATCTTGTTGTCTTTTAACTCTTGGGTCTTGACCTTGTTTTCTTATATGTTCTAACTTTGCATCTTCCCTATCTTTTTTTGCCTTTTCTTCGGGAGTCATGTTGGCTTCGAAAACTGTCTCAACTTTTTTTTTAGCATTACCTAAAGCTTCATTAATTTGTTCGGGAGATGCATCTTTACCTAGTCCTTGTTCATTTAAAACTTTTGCGGCCTCTGACGCAGATTTCATTTTATTTTTTTCTGCTTCAACTTCTATCGTTTTAAGATCAGTTTGAGCATCTGCTCCAAACAATCCTTCCCTAACTGCCTGTTTAAAATTTTCAATTAAAACATTCATTACTGCTTGATCTCGCCTTGCCCAAGCTGCAGCAAAAAGAATAACTGGCGACATTTTACCATCTTCATCAACCAGTTCTTTATCTTGTACTCCAGCAAGTTCAATTTGACCATCTGCTTTAATCATGATTGCAGTATCACCCTTTCGCAACTTTAGCATTTCTCTTGCCATAATATACTCCTATTAATTTCCAATTCTAATATCTAAGTTGGGACTTCTAACACCAATATTCCATCTTACTCTTGGGTTACTACCAAGAGGGCCAATATCATTTATACCCCAACGAGGTCTGCCCATCATTAAAGCATTATCTTGTAATTGTCTAAATGCTTTATGTTTTCTTTTTTGAAATTCATAAGAATCTCTTTGATTCGCACCCAAAACATAAGAGGGATTTTCTGCAACTAATTCTTGTAATTGTGCTCTAAAATTAACTGCAACTAATTCTATCCTTTTAAAAAAGTAATCATCCAAATCATACGCAAAATATCTAGATAATATTTTAAGATCAACGATTGCCCTTAAATGTATTCTATTTTTACGAGCAACATCCTTAACCTTTACATTTATAAAACAACCACTAGATTGACAATTAGCTGTTTCAACAAAGTGTTTATTAACACTATAAAATCTAATAGGAAATCCCGATACTGGGCGTTTGTTCAATAGAACCTTTACGCCAAAATCAAGAACTCCATCTTGAATGGATTTGTTGACACTTTTGATTTCAACATTATCAACAATCTTTGAAATCTTATCTTTAAAGATCAGATTCAAAACATACTTCTTGTCAAGTAACCTTTTATCTTTATTAAGTATAACACTATTATAGGTCTGAATATAAGGAAATAGTTTTAAACTATCTACATATCCATCATAATAATAAACAAGTGCTTTTACAGCATCATCATTAGAATAAAAATCATCACCTTGTTTTAACTTTAAAAGATTCTTTTCAAAGATTAAGTCAATAATATTTAGTAGTGTATCAAGAACATATTGCCGTTTGATAACTACTAAAGAATAATAAACATCCTTTTCTTCATCATACCAACCATCTTTAACTTGAGAACCTTCCAAGAGAAAATCAGTTGAAGTATGCAAAGAAGATTCAGAATAAGAATTTTCTGTACTGTCATAATCATTAAGAGTAGAACTAATTTTAATACTAATGCTTTTAATTAGTTCCGCTCTTGCAGATTCACTAGCAGACGTAGAACTCTTATCTGAATGTCCAACACCCATCAGGTACTGGGCAGGGTCATAATTGGGATGACCTCTACCCAATACCCAATCTGGCGCTGGGGATGCTTCAACAATAGAACAAAAAAGTACTATTATGAATGTAATTAAATATTTCATTACTGGTCAGTCCAAGCATCAGATTGTTTAAATAGATTCTCAACTTCTTGTTCCATTTCATCATGGAGTTTATCAGCACGTTCTTTAATATCCTCACGCACCTTTTTCGGAAGTTGTTTGAACTTTTCATTCGCCTCTACATTTCTTTTAAAGGCATCATAATCCAAACGTGCAAGAGACAAGAACTCTCTACGTTCTGGAATTTCAAAATGATCTATAATGGTTACACCACGCAAAGTAGATGATACAACTACCTTCAATGCAACTTCAGCATTCTGTTCTTCATTAGAAGCAGTAAAATCGCCAGCAGTTGTTGATGCTTGATATCCTTTAGTCAAGGATGCAACATAAAACTCAAAGACCTTCGCAAGATCACCACGGGCTCTATCGTCCGCTATAGTTCTTTGCAAGGAATAGTTTTTAATTCCTGTAGCAGTACCAACACCGAAAAATGCTTTACCCTTATAATCAGAGTATGCACCAGAACCTTTTAATACCCAATCAGGTGCTTTATAATCTATTAATGCCTTAGGTGCATCAGGAACTTTAGGAACGCTTGTACACGCTCCAAGAAACATCAAAGTTAATATCATAATAAAATTTTTCATTTTTCATACTCCTTCATTTCATCAAAGATTGATTGTTTCTTTTCTCTAAACAATCGGTTTAATTCAAGAGTATAACCCCGACTATGTTTTATAATCTCAGCTATCTCTTTTTTATATTCCGCATCTGATATTCTACCAGTATTATAGCGAGAACATAATTCTTGATACTCAGCAACCATATATTGCAAAGCATCATTCCATTGAGTTCCTTTAGAAGAACCCCATGATACTTCAGGCCCGACTCCCCATAAAAGTCCGCCTGCTTTAAATCCTACTGTAAAACTATCAGTTTCATAATCCATAACAGAACAATCCTGCTCCGCAGAGACAGGACTATTCAAAGAAAAAGTTAGTATTAGTATATATAATGTCCTAGAAAGGAACTTGGTCATTGTCAGCATCCTCATTCTTTTCTTCTTCGATAATAACTTCATTATTCAATTCAGAACCATCTTCATTGAAGGAAACACCAGCATCAACCTTAGTATAAAGGTCAGCAAAGGAGTCTCTGGTTTCATCATCAAAGCGTTCCAGACAAAGTGTAATTGCTTTCATTTTATCATTAAAGATAGAATAGGATTTAACAACATCAATCAAACGGCGAGTTGTAACAATATCATCAACCGCACCTTCTTTAAATGATTTACGAATAACATCCGCCCACTTAACAAGCTTGTCAACAAAATCATCCTCTTTCATTTCATGGGATGCAAACTGTTTTTTAAGAATCTTCGCTTCTGAATTAGTAGAAGGATATTCCTGATAGAAAGTACCAGCGAACCTATCCAAGAATGCTTCATTTAAGATATTAGTTCCCATGAACCTACCATCAGCAGAACCTTTACCTTTAGTGTTAGCGGTTGCAACAATGTTAAAACCCTCAGCAGGATAAACAACTTCATTAATCTTTTTCAGATAAAT